TCGACTCGGCATCGCACAACTATTCGTCGGCTCGCTTCGACGGCCAGATGTTTTGGCGTGGAGTCGCCAAGACGCAAGGCTGGCTCGGTCGCATCTTGTCGCGGATTGAATCGGATGTTGCCCTGGAAGCGGAGCGGGCCGGGATTCTTCCCGCGCCACCCGACGACTTGAAGCGTTCGTGGAGCTGGACCAAGGCCCCGCACGTCGATCCGGTCAAGGAAGCGATGGCTGAGCGACTGCAACTCGAGAACGGGACGTTGTCCTATCAAGACGCCTGCGCCGCCAATAACACCAGCATGGAACGGCAAATCGCCAAGCGTCGCAAGGCGCAAGAGGCGCTCAAGGAAGCCGGCCTGCCTGAGATCCCAGGCATCGCCAATGCAACGGCGACGGCGGCCATCAACAGCGGTTCGCTGGGCGACAAGGGCGACGAGAAAGACGCGGCGAACAACGACAAGCCGACGCCTCAGGATCGATCCCACGGTCGGCTCAACGGATTGCGGAGGGCACTCCATGCCAACTAGCAACCGAGTTGCAGCGGCAAGGCGATTGCAAACGCGAGCCGCGGCCATCCAACCGAAAACGTACGACGAAGAAACCCGCTCGGCGTTGGCTTTGCTGGCGACGGAAGACCCCGTGTACTCGACAGACGCCGCGACCGGAAAGCCAGTCCTGGAAGTCTGGCGAATGGATGGGCTTGAGGAAGTCGACCAAGTCCCGCTGTGCGACGCCCACGACCGCGAAAGCGTGGCCGACGTTCTTGGGTCCGTGTCTGACATCGCCGTCCGTGGTCGCGAGTTGTACGGACGTGTGCGCATTAGCGAAGCCGAAGGCGTCACGGCAACCAAGGTGCGAGAGGGCCACATTCGCGACGTGTCGGCCGGCATTCAGCCGCTGGACGTCGTCGTCATTCGCGCGGGCGACACGCAAGACATTGCGGGCCGAACGTACACGGCTCCAGAGGAATCAGACCTGCGCATCGTCCTGCGTTGGCAGTTGCGCGAGGTATCGCTTTGCCCGATCGGTGCGGACCCCCGCGCCAAGATTCGATCACTCACTACGGAGGTCCGACAGATGAACGACGAGTTACGAGCCTACCTGCGATCCATCGGAATGGACGAGAACGCCACCGAGGAACAAGAGCGAGAGTTCTACGACTCGCTGCCGGAAGGCGCACGCAAGCGAGCCGACGAGGCCGCGGCCGACCACAAGGAGCCCGACGGCGATGAGGTTCGATCCGAAGGCGAGCCCGACGGCGATGAGGTTCGATCGGAAGGTGAGGAAGAAAACAAGGAAGGCGAAGGCCAACGCTCGAGCCGCGCCCCGGTCGTGACGCGGGCCGCTCGCAAGCCGAAGCGCACCGCCGACCAGATTGCGGCGACCGAACGCAGTCGCATCAGCGAAATCCATCGACTCGGCGCGGGCGTCTCCGCGGAATTGGTCCGCAAGGCCGTCGACGAGGGGTGGAGCAAGGAGAAGGCAGCCGTGGCATTCCTCGAAGCCGGTAAGGCCCGTAGCGCGGCGGCGCTTCCCGCCATTCATACCCGCAGCCACGAAGACGACTGTACGGCGGAAACGCTGGGCGTGGGCTTGGCGATTCGCGCCGTCGGCGACAACAAGCTGTTCGGCATGTCGGCCCAGTACGTGCGAACCGAGGGCGGCGACTACGTCCTGCGACGCACGCCGGACGTCGAGAAGCACAAGCGCAAGATGGGCGAGCTTCTCGAGCGGTCGTACGGGTATTCGCACATGAGCTTGGCCGACGTCTGCCGGGAAGCGTGCCGACTCGACGGAAAGCAACTCAGCCTGCGTACCAGCGTGGGCGAAGTCTTTCGTACGGCCGTTTCGGGTTCGTCGCTGGCGTCGATCTTCACGACGAATTTCAACGCGGCGTTCATGAGCGGATACATGGACTACACCGACACCACGACCGAATGGACTCACTCGGAAGACGTGGTCAACTTCCTGACTCGCGAAGTCGCGACGATGGGCAAGTTCGGTGCGCTCGAAAAGCTCGGACGCGGCCAAACGGCGAACGACCTGGACATCAACGACTGGAAAGAGTCGTACAAGATCGCACGCTACGCGGGCAAGTTCACGTTGGATGAACAAGACATCATCAACGATCGCTTCGGCGCCCTGGAACAGCAAAGCCCGATGGACATGGGGTTGAGCGCTGCCCAGTTGCGGCCGGGACTCGTGTACAGCGAGATCCTGAATAATGCGGCGCTCGACGCCGACGGCGGCAACCTGTTCAATGCCACGGCGGTCACGACGCTCGGCGGTCACGCCAATTACGGCACCACCGGCACGGCCCTGGACGCCACCCCGTTGCAGGCCGGCATCTCGGCCATCGCCTCGCAGCGCATCAAGAATCGTCCGCTGAATCTCCAGCCGCGGTTCTTGATCGTCCCGCAGGCCCTGCGGTGGACGGCGGAGATCTTGCTCAAGTCGCAGCAGCGCATCATCAGCTCGGCCAGCGGCGGCACGTACAACCCGCTGGAAAACTTGCTGGTCCCGATCGTTGACGATCGGCTCGGCGTGTCCGGCGTGGTCGATCCGCGCACGGGCAACGTGGTGGCTGGCTCGGCGACCAACTGGCTGTTGGCGTGCCGACCGGGCGACCAAGGGGCCAAGACAATCATGGTCGGCTATCTGGCCGGCTCGGGTCGCGCTCCGAAGATCCGCTCCTACGTCCTCGATCGCGGCCAATGGGGCATCGGTTGGGATATCGCGATGGACATTGGCGTCAAGGCCCTCGACTTCCGCGCGATGTACTTCGCGACCGGTGCGTCGTAATGCCTCAGACCAACTGACCAACCCACACTCGGCAATTCAATTCAGGAGGTTTGAGAAATGGCGACCATTTACACCGCCCAAGCAATTCGGCGGAACGATCACCACCAGGTCACCGCAACGGCGGGGGCCGCTTACAACCCCGGAGACGTGGTTATCAACTGCGTCGGCGACGGTCGCGTCGGCATCGTGGCGGGCCTGGAAGCCGTGGCGAGCGGCGACCCGGTTACGTTCTACGTCGAGGGCAAGTATGAGATTGCCTGTGCGTCGGCGACGACGTTCAGCGCCGGCGACTTGGTCTACTGGGACGATTCTGCCAACACCGCCAAGACGTCAGCAGGCGTCGCGGGAGCGAGCGATTACAAATTGCTCGGTCGTGCCGTGAAGGCCAAGACGTCGGGCCAATTGGTTGTCCTCGTCGAAATCAACCTGCCCGTCCGATTCGTCGGCGGGGAAGTGACGCTCGACGGCAGTAATCCGACCATCGTGGTTACGGGCCTCACCAAGGTGCTCGGCGCGGTGGCGTCGCTCAAGAGCGCCACCGCCCCCGGAGACGACCCGTCGTGGTTGTCTGTCAACTACGCGGGCACCGATGCCCAGCTCGACATCTACGCCTGGAAGAACACGGGCGGCACGGACCCGACGCTGGTGGCTTCGACCAACAGCTCGGCCGTCGTCACCTGGACGGCGTGGGGGGTCTAAGTCGTGCCCTCGTTCGCGCAATCGTTGTGGAACGACGCCGCCGTACCGCTGGAAGGCGAGATGTTCGGCGTGTCGATCGCGTACCAGCGAGGAGCGGACGGCATCACGGTGACGGCCATTCCGTCCGTCGTCGACTACGAACTATTCGACGCGGACGGCCTGACGACGATTGCGACGATTCGGGAGTACCTAATTGTCGCGTCGGACCTGCAAGACCTGGCGACGGCCGGCACGGTATTTGACCCGCGCAAGACCGATCGCATTACCGAAACCATCAACGGCACGGCCTGCACGTTTGAGGTCGCGCCGGTTGGAAACAAGCCGGCCGCGGAACTGCAACTAGGCGGGGCTCGCTGGCTGGTACGCACGAAACAGGTGGCCTGATGGCGTCGATCCTGGCTTCGATTGGCGATGCGATCCTGGCAAGGATCAACGCCGCATCGTGGCCGTTCGACGTCGTCGCGTCCCGCACCTACGCGGACATCGACACCCAGCTCGAGCAAATCGGCACGGCTCAAATCGACGTGATGATGCCCGACGGCGTCGACGATCAAGGACTCGATTCGCAAGCCACGGAATTCCGGGTGGTGACGTTCCAAGTCGGTTTGCGAAAGCGATTCGACGCGGGCGACACGGACAACGTGACGGGCGTAGTCAAGCTCGAAGCGATCGATGGCTGCATGGAAGCCGCCGAAACCTTGTCGACGCTGCTGACTGCCGACACGGTGGCGAGCGTGCCCGAGGCGAAATGGATTGCCACCGACTCCGAACTATGCCGACGTTCCGACCTGCGCGAGAAGAAGCAATTCACCGCCCTGTTTGACGTCGTTTTTGAAATTCACACCGACCGCACGTAATAGGAGCTACTTCGATGGCTGAAAAATACATGGGCTACCAGGGCAAGCTCTATTACGGCACGGCCGGATCGACTGCTGCCACGCAAATCACGAACGCCCGAGACATCAACTACGCATTCAGCGCCGACATGGGCGACACGACCGTCCGCGGCGACGGGTCGGCCATTCCGAAGAAGTACGGGGCGCCCGTGTTGCTGAAGCTCGACGACTTGTCATGGAACATGGTCAACAAGCCGAGCGATACGGTGTTGACCGCCCTGCGAGCAGCAGCCGCGGCCCAAACACTGATCGCGCTCCGCACGATCGACAACGCCAGCGGCACCGGCTTCGACGGCGACGTTTACATCGACTGCAAGTTGGGGATGCCGCTGAACGGCGAGCAGACGTTCGATTTCAAGGTGACGAGCCCCAGCAACGCGAACCGGGAAATGTCGCTCAACTCGTAAGCCACTGGCCGCTCGCAACCGACGCACAGCACAAACACGGAGACAAGACCCATGCCCTCGATTACTGTCGGCCAGTCGATTGGCTCGATCAACAAAACGTACCAGCGCAGCGGCGACGACCCCATCAACGTCGAAGTCACGCTGCCAGCCGGCAAGGCCGTCACGGCGTGGGTCAAGACCGACGCCAACACGGCGGCGTGTGACCTGCCCAGTGGCCACGGATACACCGACGGCAAGTTTGACGTGTACTGGTCGGGCGGCTACCGCTACGGCGTGGACGGGACCATCAGCACGAACGCATTGAGCCTCGACGGTGGAGCGGGAACTGACTTTCCGTCGTCGGCAACCACGGGCATCGTCGTGTGCAAGCGAGTCGTCATCAATAAGGCGATTGACGGCGACAACTTGGCCGCGATTGGCTTGAGCTATGAGTTGGCATCCTCGAGCGGCTACGGCTCGCTCGTGCTGGCCTTCGACGCGATCAACGCCGGCGGCTCGGCGGTAGGCAGCGTCATCGCTCTTGATCCGAACACGCCGTATATCGCGGACGTTGAAGGCGGGGCGACGAATCCGTTCACCGGCAACCCGGTGCTGAGCTTGGTTGCCAGCAACGGCGACTCGAACAACGCCGCGGTGCTCAAGATCGCAGGCATTCAAGACGTCACGCCGTAACCATTACGACGTCTCAACGCATCAACAAAGGGGACTGAGGGACAATGCCAAGCTTCAAAGCGGGCGGGAAAGAATACCTGCTGACGATCGACGGGCCAAAGATTCGGCGAGTTCGTGACGCGGTCAAGGTTGACGGAGTCGGACTGGATTTGGTCTCTCGGGACGCCTCATCGTTCCAGAAGCTGGCCGACGAACCGCTATTGGTGCAGGAGGTGCTGTCGGTCTTGTGCCGCTCGCAGTACGAGGCGAATGGACTGACTGACGAGCAGTTCCAAGAGTCCCTGTCGGGTGACGATGGCTACAACGCAGCCAACGCCTTGGTAGAGGCGATCATTGATTTTTTCCCGAGCCGTCAACAGAAGGTGCTGCGCGAGATGTTGGCGACGAGTCGGGAGGCGGAGGCGGAGATTCATGCGACCGCGCAGCGCCGGACGGCGGACCCGAGATTGCGAGCGGCACTGAAAGCGAAGGGGGCGGCGGAAGTGAATCAGGCTTTCGACGATCTGCTGAGCGAGCTTGGATTGACCCCGTCTTCCAGTGTTACGAGCTCGCCGGATGGTGCGGAGTCAAGCCCGACGGCCTGACGCTGCGGGAATTGCGGTGGATGGCCGACGGTCGCGACAAACGCACCAGGCAGCACAACGCTGCGTTGTCGGCGCTCGTGTGGGGAGAGATCAAGGACGTTCAATCGTACGTGGAACGCGGCGTGGTGGACGGCAAAGAGCGAGTCGGTCAGACGGCCCCAATGTCTCCAGACGTCGCCCTGTACGTCGAAGCGATTAAGAAGGCGGGCGGTCGTTTTGTGATGCCCGACGAAGCGGAGAGGATCTTGAAAGATGGAACGCCGCTCCCGCCCACCTAAAGCCGGTCGAGTCGACCAGCCTGAACGCAAGGTGAGTCCCGGCATTCAGCGGGCCATGCGCGGGCTGAGCGGGTTCGCGAATCAGGCCGTTGGGGCTTACGCGAAGCTCAAGGACATCATCGGCAATCTGGTGCCCGTGGTCGCTCGACTCGGTCAAACGTGGGCGAAGATGAAGGCGGTGCTAGGCGCGACCACTGCCGCCGCGAATCAAGCGGCGACGTCGTTCGGTCGCCTCAAGACGTCGCTCTATGGGATGGTGCCCGTGCTGGCGACTCTCATTGTGCAATTCGGCTCGTTGTCCAAGGCGATGACAATGGCCGGAACGGCGGCGACGTCGGCAATGGCCGGCATCTCGGCGGGAAGCCTCAAGGCGGCGGCGAGTGCGGGCGTGTTCGGCGCCGGACTTACGGCCATCCTTGCTCCCGTCGCAGCCATTGCAGCGGGGCTCGGACTTGCGTACGTCGCGATCGCACGCTGGCAAGAGGTTCCCGGATGGCTCAAGGCCATTTTGCTGGTAGCCTCTCCGCTCGTGTTCGCGATTCGGGCCATTGCCACGGCATGGAACGTCGCGACTGCTCCTGTGCGGATCTTTCGCGCGACGGTAGATGCGGCCATGTCGGCGGTGCTCGCCCCGATCAGGTTGGCCGAAGCGGCGGTGCGCGGACTGGCGTCTGGTGCCGTGGCGGCGGTCAAGTCGATCGGCAGTGCGTTCGCTTCGCTGCCTGTCCGATTCGTGCTGCCGTCGATCGGCTTGATTCGCCGTGCGTTCAGCGGCCTGACCATCAATATCCAAGGCTGGGCGGCGTCGATTGCAGGCTCGCTTAATCGCCTTGTCGAACCCGCTCGGCAAGCGGCCCAAGAATTCGCCGCGGCGGGCGTCGAGTCGCAAAAGCTGGCCGACGCTGCGGGCCTGTCCGTCGAGCAAATGACGGCCCTTGGCTACGCGGCCGAACGGGTCGGTTCGTCGTCGTCGGCGCTGTCGTCGGGGATCGCGGCCATGAATGCCGCACTGGATGATGCCCGACGAGGCGGGGAAGATTCCGCGGCCACATTCGCCCAGCTCGGTTTGAGCGTTGACAGGCTGGCCCAGATGAATCCCGAGGAGCGATTTACGGCCCTCGCTGAAGCTGTGGCTGGGCTGGCCGACCCACTTGACCGTGCGGCGATGGCGCAGCGTGTTTTCGGCTCGGCTGGCGAGTCGCTGTTGCCTATGCTCGCCCAAGGTCGGGCTGGCTTGCAAAACATGAAGGACGAAGCCCAGCGGCTAGGGCTCGTGATGACGGGCCCGCAAGCGAAAGCGGCCAAGGCACTGACCGACG